ATATGTTTCGCGATCCAGCCCACACTAGCCCAACAACAGTGGTGGCCAACTGGATAACCGCGATCAAAAGCTTTATCTATCTGAAAACTGATCCCAAACCACCTGTAAAATGGTATGCGAACCATCAGTTCACGGACATCGACTCAACCGTCTTTGGCAGTCTTCCCCCAGCCGACACACAGGGCTGGATTTCGAAACTGTTCAACACAGGCAAAGGTGAGTTCGAATACCCTGAACCATGGCAACGCACAGTTGCAGACCAAATCTTTGGCGATCTGCCAAGATTAGTCCCGGAGCCACCTCCGGGGTGGTTTACAAGGATCATCAATTTTCTTAAAGAAAATCCAAAATCAGTCGCGACGGCGGCAACCATAACGGCAACATTGTTGCTTATAGTGAGTTACCGCATTTGGCAAGTATACGAAGTTGTGTACAACCCAAGACGCCTCTTCCCAGAACCAAATGTCAGATTTTTCGACATGAGTTCATACGATGAGAAGAAGCCCTTCCTAGGGCTTAGACCTGACCTTCAATGGTTATGGAACAAACGGATGAACAATTACATTCGTTTTCTGCAATGCCAGAACAGAATCACATGCAATGCACTGTACTTTGCCGGTATCTTACCCGCTGATAGGGTTGATTGGTACAACAAAGTATCTAACGTGCGCATGACCGATCTCGAATTTGAAGTCAAGAGAACAGACCTGCTCAGTGAGGAAAACCTGCTGCACAACAGATCAACTCTCAGACGTGTGTTTCTAAACACACCATTCGTTAAACAACGAGTATCCACTACCCATACGCATCCTGCGGCAGCTGGTGAAAGGAATTCAATCATGGATTTCTGCGCCACATTCGCAGCGAAGGCTGGGCTGAAGATATTCGTAGAACAGGCATCTGCAGCAGACCAACGTAAAAGCGTCCGCGGTAAAAGACAATTTTACTGGACCAAGGACTTCACCACAGAACCTCAGAATGATGGGGCCCTACCAGGCGACTTGATCGTCATGGTAGATGTCGATTTCCACAAAAATATGCCCAAAATGTTAGCCACCAACAAGAACCCCGTGATGATCTACACCATCCAGCCAACGCAAGTTGCTGGAAAGATGTTCGACACAGTGTTCACTTTCGAAAACAACGAAATATGCACGACTGTTGCAGGTGGCGCCAACTTTAGGCACCAATTGTGGAATTACGGTGAAGACCATTTCACATGCTTCGATTACCAGTACGATGAGTGGTACTCCACCACGTACCTTGTCGAAAGAAAGACCATTTCGGACCACAGGCACATAGTGCTTTTGGAACCGGTAGCACACCACAAAGGCTTACCAGCACAACTTACTGTCATGTCACTGACACGAAAACATTTGGAGAGATTCAGACCACAAGCAGACGGTCACAGCATGAATCTCATCACTTCCTTCACACCAGAAGGACATTTCGTGTCAATAGGACAACCCGGCTCATACAGACAGGTAACAATTTCACAGCATACCTATGGCGCGTTGCGTGCCGTAGCTGCTACGATCCAGATGAAAATTACCGCAGCCACAGTAGAATCTTATCTCCCAAAAGAAGACCCAGAAACCAGAGGCGACGCGCAAATACTCGTCAATCACCTGAGAGACTTCGTACAACCAACGGTGCACGTCAATGTCGTGAATGAATCTATCATTCACTACACAGCAAACCCAAGGAC